AACCTATATGCACACCGTTTATCAATATACTATTCCAAAAAAAACTAATTTAAAAAATAGAACTTCGTTAATCATAGCTCTGGTATTAAATGAAACGGGTCATGAACTATATGTTAATAAAAATAATTTAGTTCATGGACAAAGTATTATAAGAGATAATAATACTAAATATAAACTTTCGACTAATAAACCTATACTAATTAATAAAGATAAAAAATTATCAGGACTTTTACACAGTATATTTACCTATAATAAAATTCTTAGTGAGGAGGAAATAATCTCTATAAGTAATTACATAATAAAAAATAATATCAAAATAAGAGATATAGATACCTATGATAAATTCTATAAATTTCCTGCAGAAAAAGTAAAACCAAAAAAACAAAAAAAAACACAGAATCCTTGCGTGTTTATGGATAATAATTTATGTAAAAAGTGCGGAAATCCCGAAATAAATATTAAACGACCTAGTATAAAATACCAGAAGGGTTGTCAACAAAAAATCGCAGAATATTGCGAATCCAATTACGACGACGACGATACATGTAAAGTAATAGATTTTATAAATAACTTCTAAATTAATTAAAATATATTAATATAGTATAATTATATTAATGAAATTTCCATATTTAATAATCAGTTTATTAATTTTATTTTTAACAATTTTATATCTGAAAGACCGTTTAGAACACTTTGTATCGTGTAGTCGAGAAGATATAGAAAATTTTTCTGGTGATGTTTCAAAATTGAAAGATAAAATTTTACCCAAACCCATAAACAGTCATGATGGTGTTACTAAATTTTTAAAGAAATTTCTTGGTAATGAGCAGAATAACTTTTTATTCCGCGAGTTTTGGAAGAACATGGACTTGGATGACCCTTCGGGTGATGAGCCATTGGATTTGTCAGATGCGACGATGTATAAGACACTTAGAAGTGTCTTTAGTGGCTTATTAATGGCTAATTTTACTATTGACACCGGCGCGTGGGAGGGTGATAAATGTGAAATATATAATAGATTTTTAGACGACATAGGGTATGATAAAGAATTGATGAGTGACCCTATTTTTGGGGAGGTTGAATTTATATCTAAACTTCGAAATGATTGTGCCAAAAAAGAAGACACCATCGAGGCGTTCTCAGACTCTACATCGCCGGACTTTGCACTTAATACCACCCCCCCGCCGCCAACGGATGATATTAATAACGAAGAAAACCCCGCTGAGAAATTAGTAATTACATCATATCAGGATTTTATAAATCATATTTACCGAGTATGTTTAGTATATTATGAGCTCATGCATAATTATACGGACCATGACGTTAGCCATACACATAAAGATAACAAGGCCGTCAATATAGCAACGACCCATTTAAAAAAAATACACAATCACATACATAAAAAACCCCCACCTACTAAAAAACACCCTACGGAACATACTCACAACCATAAAAAACCCCCACCTACTAAAAAACACCCTAAGAAACATGCACACACACACAAGGACCACACAAAACACACTAATACACATAAGAAACAGGGAAAGACACCTCAATCAAAATGTAAAGACAAAATCGACGAGAACAAATTTATTCTTAAAAGTAAATTATTACCATATCCAGATATGACCCAATTTGTTAGAAAAAATGAGTTAAAAAAATATGAAATAGATAAAACTAAATATATACATAAATCAAATATACCTTCTCCATCTAGAATACCGGATGTCAGTAAATATATTCTAAAAACAGAAATGAAACCATTTAAAAGTGTAAATAAATGGAATAATCATAGTAATATTGGTAGCAGTCCTTTAGATATGAGCTTAGATTATAGTTTATACCCGAAACCAGTTACAAGTTGTCATACAGATAGTTCATGCATGAATAGTGATTTAAACTGGAATCATTCACAGGTCCACGACCACAAACACAATAATGTGAATAAAAATATACCAAAAAAGGAAAAGTGTAAAAATGAAAATGATTTTAATGAAAAACGGTTAGGTAGATGTAGTTTATTTGGAGAATCGTTAAATAATACTAATATATTTGGAGAATATTAGGCGATATTACATTTCCCACAAGAAGACTGGGCTTCTAAATCTTCTAAAATAAGCGTTTGATCTACATTAATAATGGCAGGGGTCATTTTCTTGATAATTTGCTCAGAAGCATAATCAAACAAATAATTTATATTAATACCTTCTTTAGCAGAGGTTTCAACATAAATTATATTTTTATAAGTATTTTTTATCCTATTAATCTTATCGACAACGGAGTCAATTTTAATATCGCTTTTAGTCCCTACAAAAAAAACTTCTCTTTCTTCTATTTCGCAATTATTATTTAATTGCTCAAACCAATATTTGACTGTTTCTTGTAAATTATTTGTTTCGCGTGAAAGGTCTAAACACAGTAGAACTATTTTGGCATTTTTATAATACATAGGCAGTAAACTTCTATATTTTTCTTGACCAGCGGTATCCCAAATATCCAAAGATACATCGACCTCATTAATTTTTAATTTTTTTGAATTAAAAGCACATCCTACAGTAGTTACGGATTTTTCTGTAAACTTGTTATCAACAAATCTTTTTAATAAAGACGACTTCCCTGTATTTTCATCCCCCAAAAGAACGCATTTTAAACGAATGATTTCACGGTTCATTTATTAAATTATACATATATTTTAATAATTAAAATTTTGATATAAGAAATATATAAATAATATATTTCAGTTAATGGAGATTTTAATAAAAAATGTTAATGATATATTAGATACTATCGTAGGCAAATATGACTTAAAATTAAACTCATTAGTAGATTATGTGTTTATTTTAGTGAGTAACTATTATGATAAAAAATTTTCCAAAAAATATATTTTCAAAGATATTATAAAACAAATAATATGCGAGTCATATCCTAATTTATGCGGAGATAGATATAACAATTTTATAGTCAACGATAATAGTCATCTGGTAGATTATTTAAAAACCATACCCCAATTTGAACAAAGGACCCCTGGATGGTTTAAAATGAAAGAAAATAGTGTTGGAGCAAGCGAAAGTGCAATTATATTTGGTAAAAGTGTGTTTTCTAACCGAAGGAAATTACTTTTAAAAAAGAGCGGATTTAAAGAAAAGTGGATTCCCAATCCAGCATGTACGCACGGAACAAAGTATGAGCCTATCGTGCAGCTATTATATCAAAACAAAAATATGGTTGAATTGTTTGAATTCGGTAGCTTAGTACATAAAAAATACCCGATGATAAGTGCTTCTCCTGACGGAATAACCACGGAGGGTGTTATGGTTGAAATTAAAGTGCCCTATAGAAGAATAATTACAGGAATACCTCCTATATATTATTGGTTTCAGATGCAACAGCAAATGGAGGTATGTAATCTAGACAGAGTTGATTTTGTCGAATGTAATATAAGTGAATATCTGAATAAAAAAGAGTTTATAAAAGATACGAATAATAAAGAAGACCCTAACGCTTGTATAAACAACGAAGGTAATATTAAAAATGTTATAATTGAGTACTTTAAGAAAAACGATATAGGTGAATTAATAATAGATTGGATTTACCCTGATAAATTTCTCAAAATAGATGAGATTCCTAATTGGGTTTCGGATATAAAAAAACAACTTAAGGAAGGAAATGATACTATATTTTCTAGAGATATTTACTTTAAAATAAATAAGTATTCATCAACCGAGATATGGCGAGATCGGGAATGGTGGTCACTAAATTACAAAGAGTATTTAAAATTCTGGGAAGAAGTAGAACATTATAGAGAAATCGGAAATGAATCGCTAATGCCTAAACCAAGAAAACCTAGAAAAAATAGAGTAAAATATTTAATAGTAGAGGAAGAAGAATATTAAAATTACATAAATTAAAATTACATAAATATTTTATATATTTATTTAAGTAATTGATGTCTGTTAAGATAGGTAATAAATATAAAGTTTTAAAAAAAATAGGCGAAGGTGCTTTTGGTACTGTATATAAGGGCGTTATTAAAGGAACTGATAATATAGTAGCCATTAAAATAGAAAGCAAAGAAAGTAAAACCATTAATAGATTAAAACATGAAAGTTTGGTTTATGAGTATTTACGGGATGCTGTTGGATTTCCTACAGTTTACGAATTTCTCGAAAGAAAACATGATTATGTATTTATTATGGAATTTTTAGGGCCTAATTTAGAAGAACTTTTCAAATTTTGTGATAGAAAATTTAGTCTAAAAACAGTTTTAATGATTTCAATACAAATACTCAATCGAATAGAAAAACTCCATAACAGAGGATTTATACACCGGGACATTAAACCTGATAATTTTTTAATAGGCGTGAATGATAAAAAAAAAGGACGTGTTTTTATAATAGACTTTGGGCTTTCGAAAAAATATATAACTAAGACCAAAACACATATACCGTATAATGATAATAAACATTTCACGGGCTCGTATAGATACTGTTCTATAAGAAATCATAAAGGAATCGAGCAAAGTAGAAGAGATGACTTAGAATCAATAGGTTATATGTTAATTTATTTTTTAACTAAAAAGTTACCTTGGCAGGGTTTAGGTGGGTCAAATAAAAATACGAAGAAAAAGAAAATTTTCGGTGTTAAAAAGAATATCTCCCTGGAAGAATTATGTAAAGGTATTCCCAAGGAATTTTTACTGTATATGAAGCATTGTCGATTGTTAAAATTTACTGATAAACCAAATTATAAGTTATTAAAAAAATTATTCATTACATTATTTAAAAAAAAAAATTATTCATTAGACTTTGTTTATGATTGGAATATAATAGCAAGACGCAAAAAACGTTTACAAAAGTAAATTTTTAGTAAATCTAATATAAAAAAATAAATTATGTTTATATAATAGATTTTAATGGGTGGAGGACAATTACAATTAAATTCATATAAAACAAATAACAGTTTTTTAACAGAGAATCCACAAACAACTTTTTTTAAAAAATGTTATCACCAATATAATAATTTTTCAAAATTACAATTTACGTTGGATGTAAATAATATTACACATAAATCATTCGAGTATAATAATACCTATAATATTACAATACCCAAAAACGGAGACCTAATAAAAGAATTTTATATTTCACTTACTTTACCTAAGATTTCGGATCCGTCCGGGTCGGGCACTTTGGCTCATTATAGTGATATAAAGTGGGTGGAAGATATCCAGTTTAAAATAATTAAGTATATTAAATTTAAAATAGGTGGACAACTTATACAAGAATTTAATTCAAATACTCTTTATTTTTATTATAACTTGTTATTATCCAACGAAAAAAAGGCCTTATTTAACTTGGCCACCAATCAAAGTAAGATTGATTGTGCCGACAGCAGCAAATGTTATAATGAACCTGTTAATTTATTAATTCCTATTCCAGTATGGTTTTTTACAGATGCATTTCCAATATCTTGTTTAGAATTTATGGATATGGAAGTGGAATTTGAACTAAATAACTTATCAGATTTAATCCTTGTAAGAGAAAATAATATTGTTAACATTTCTGGAACAACTACAAAAATAAATAAATCTTTTTGGAGGCGTCCTTTGGTTTCGGAATCTAGTTCCCCGAGTAATAGGAATTACAAAGGCTTTATTGATACCGATTATAGATTAGCACCTGAAATTAAAACAAATTATATATTTTTAGAAAAACATGAACTTAAAAAATTTTACGCACATTCAAACCGATACTTAATTGAAATTTATAGAGAAACTTTAGTAAGAGATATTTCTCAGAAGCACGAATATAAGACCGATGGTAAGTTTAAATATAACTATGAAACCCACGGTACGACTAAAGATGTTATAATAGCTATTAAATCTGATAAAAATACTGCATTTAACCAACATTTTAATTTTACTAATTTAGATAATTTAGAAAAAACTAATACTAATTTATTCCAAAACTTTTTTTTTAAAATAGCCTATGAACAATGGGATGCCAGTGGGGGGGATTTAATAGATTATTTAGAATATTTCGCGAATGATACCGAAGGAACATCTAAAAATCTACCAAGAGCTAAATTTCCTTTAATATACGAACAAGAAGCCATATCTTCGCCAAATAATATTATTATTAGTTATAAATCAGCTTTTAGGAGTAAAGATATTGTAACTTTAAGAGAAAATTGGAATTACCGGTCTGTATATAAAAATTTAATTGCAAATAGTAATCTTATACCTGGACTTCATCCAGATTTAAATAATTTATCAATACAAAAAAATATCATAGCCGAATTACAGGTGAAATTTAATAAAATGGTTAGGATCGAGCCTAAAACATGTGAATTTTATCAAGAATTGAATTTATTAAAAAATTACCCATCGTGTAGTAAAAATTCAGTTTATATAATTAATTTCGCTAAATTTCCTGAAAAAAAAGAGCCTTCGGGGCAGTGTAATTTTAGCCATATTAATCATGTTTCGTTCGAATTTAAGTTAAATCTTTTACCTAGTGCTACATATGATTTATATATTTATAATAGATATTATAATATTTTAGATCTTTCATCTGGTTCTGCTAAATTAGTTTATTTTAAATAAATGGTTATATCTATTTTGAAATTAAACTGGTGGCTATTTGTAAATGTTTTTATTTAAAAATTTAAATAAAATTATATAATAATATATTTACTAATGACTGGCTCGCTTTTACAGTTAGTGGCTATAGGAAACGAAGATTATTTTTTTACAGGCAATCCACAAATTACATTTTTTAAACAAGTGTATATGAGACACACCAATTTTTCGATTGAGCGGCTCGAGATACAAAATGAGGGCGAAAGATCCCTTAGTCGGTCAAATGAATATGTGTTTAATATAGACAACGATTATGGAGATTTATTATATTATACAGCATTTCGTATTAAATTACCGGAAATATATGCGGACACCGATTATCAGTTTAAGTGGATAGAAAATTTAGGGGGGAATATAATTGATGAAGCAGCTATATTTATTAATAATCAATTAATTGAAAAAATTGATGGAGAATTTATCCATATAAGTAATAATTTGAAACTTAATAACAACTCCAAGGACGTTTATGATAATTGCATAAAGAATTTTGCTAATATTTTTAATCCATGTAACAATAAAGAATATCCTTATTCCAGTACTAAAAAAAATATCAATAATTCGTCTAAATACCCTGTTATTAATAAATATTACTCTGATATCCCAACGATTGAGGCGCAAACATTATTTATTCCCTTGGCCTTTTTTTTTAATAGAATACCCGAATCATTCATACCAATCTTATTACTTAGAGAATCTAAAATCCGGATTAATATAAAATTGAAATCTATTCATGAATTATATACAATCGGATACCCCACCGAAATATTATCATTGGAAGCTGAACTATTTAAATGTGGCGGGTATACTGGTAGTAAAATTTATAAAAAAACTGGTAATAAATACTATAAACATGAAAGCCATTTAAAAAATTCAAAAAAAAGTATTTTGGACTTTGTTAAGGACAAAGACTGTCTAAATGATTGCGACCCAACATTATATTGTTATATAGTTTTTTTAGAAAATTATGAAAAAAACAAATTAAAAAACACACAAATTAAACACTTTATAACTACCCCAAAAAAATACACATTCCGTTCTTTAAAATATAAAGATACCATAAAGATTAATAATAATAATTTGGTAAAAGATGTATATATTGTTCCTAAAAGGTCTGATATAGCAGAACGAAATCAGTGGTCAAACTATACTTCATATGATAATATATATTTTAACCCCTATAAGGTATTAAATAATACCGATTTTTCGGATTTGGCAAAATATTGGATTCATCGCGACTCGAAAGAGATAACACCAGTTGATAGCAATAATAGTAGCTATTTTATGAACCCCGAAATAGTAAAAGGTCTAAAAATTAGACTTAATGGGAATATTATAGAAGATTTAGATAGTTCTAATAATTTTTATAATAAAAACAAATATGAGTCTTTTAAAAATAACTTTTTAAAACACATTATTATGTATAATTTTTCGGAATTTCCACTCGAGTATCAGCCATCCGGTCATATTAATTTAGCAACAGTCGATAATTTTGAAATAGATTTCGAGTTAAAGAAAACCTCTATAGATACAAATAAAAAATATGATTTTGATATAAATATATATCTTATGGTTTATAAGGAAGTTATATTTGATACAAATTTGGCATATACTCTTTAAAGTATACATACATACCCAGGTAATATAAGAATAGAATAGCGTAGGGGTCATAAACACTTAGTTTCTCGGGGGTTTTCATTTTTAAAATTAATACCCGACCCAATACCATCACATAATAATTAGTCATTACTTTGGAAACTCTATACCGTGTTAACACGTCCATTGTATACGAATACTATAGTATATATATAATTATATTAGATTTCTGCCTCGTTAACTTTATCGTCGTTTTTTTCTCCTTGGTTTTTTTCTTTAAGTTCTTCTTCTACACATGTATTTATATCTTTTTTATTGGAAAAATTTTTAACAGAATCGCTAGTTTCTTTACGGAATTCTTCGTATCCAGCAGAAACGCTACTATATGCGATATTAAGATAAGAGCCTGTAGCGTTAATTATTTTCGAACAAAATTTTCCTATTTGCTTTCCTACTTCTTTTGATTGGGTATAATTCTCAGGCATTTATTTATATATATATATTAAATATTTTTATATTATTATAAAGAATTATGTGTATACTATATATATAAAATGGATTACTTTCCCAAAAGTTTTTATTTAATATTAGCGAATATGGTAGCAAATGCACCAGTAGCTACTTTTTGTGGAGGATTATTTTTATTGGAGACCAGTTTGTTATTTTTTTCCGCTTATATAAGGAATTATTGCGAAGATAAAACAATATATGTTATTAGAGGAGTTCCTGGTGTAGGAAAAAAACACCTTATAGCTGATTTAGAAATAGATAATTTAGATGAATTTGCAGTTTGTGATAGAAACCAGTATTTTATAACGAATACTACATATAAATTTAGAGGCGAGGAATTATCACATGCCGAACAATCGTGTAGAATTAAACTATTAGATTCTATTAAAAATAATATTAAAAATATTTATATATTAGGTTATTTTAATGAATTATGGATGTATCAAGAATACCGAAAATTAGCAGAAATGACTAATTATAAATTTAAAGTTATTGAAATCCCTTGTTTGGACGAGGACCAATTAAGCTATTTTAATTCAAGAGCAAAACATAAAACACCTTTTTCTAAGTCTAAAAAATGTTTTAATAATTGGCAAACTGATTCTGACGCAATCTATTACGAACCCTATATTCCTGAATTTCCTGGAGATGTCATACCTAAATTAAAAGGCATGACCACGGTTCAATTGGATGAGCAATTGGAAAAATACTACATAGAAGAATACAGCGGAGAAAATACCAAAGAGGATATTATTTACGACGAATATAATAAAAAACTATTAGAGTATGGGAAATCTGTTAAATATATTGATAATAATAGTTTTAGAGAAGCACATAAACTAGAAACAAATAATTTAAGAAATAGACTTCCTGGAGATAAGAAATATGATGTAAACCATTTAGGTAAATTATAGAGTTATTTACTATAAAACACCAATCGTTTTTGACGCAGTTGTTCTCTGGACAATATAGGACTTGGTTCTATGGGGCTGACACCCTCAAACCCTGAAGCTAATACGTCTTCTGATAAATCGTTTACTATATTTTCTTTTTCTAATGGTGGGGGAGTAGGGGGTTTAGTGACAGGTAC